GAAGTTTATTCTGATGTTTCTGCATATAACAAGTATACGGAACCAGAAGTCAGAAAAAGACCAATTTTAGATTACGATGAAATTTTTGAGGATTCTGATTTAGATGACTAGTCGAGCTAGAAAAATGATGAAGTTGCTCCGCAGATTAATCAAACAAGAGCATTTGTATTCTGCTAACCAACTTATAGAAATGAAATCGCAGTTAAGAGTTTTGGAAGAAGAACTCACTCAACTTGAAGCAAAAACATCAAAAGGATTTGGTAAATGACCGTAAAACTTATCAGTGTGACTCCCGATGCAGAACAAACAATGGCATATATTGCTAGGGTTTCTAATCCAGCGAATCAAGATTCTGAAAACTATGCAGGTCTGCTACGTTATTGTATTAAGCACAATCATTGGTCTGTTTTTGAGCAGTCGTCTATGAGTCTTGAAATTGAGACTAATCGTGGTATTGCGGCACAAATTCTGCGCCACCGTAGTTTTACCTTTCAAGAGTTTTCTCAGCGTTATGCAGATAGTTCTTTGTTGAGTGAAACGATTCCTGTACCAGACCTTCGTCGTCAGGATACCAAGAATCGTCAGAACTCGATTGATGATCTTTCTGAAGATATGAAACAGGATCTCTGGTTGAAGATTAATGATCATTTTCAGGGGTCTATGGAACTCTACAAAGAACTTTTGGATAAGGGAGTAGCAAAAGAGTGTGCAAGGTTCGTATTGCCCTTAGCGACGCCCACACGCATCTATATGACGGGATCCTGCCGTAGCTGGATTCATTATATCAATCTTCGTTCTGCTAATGGAACTCAGAAAGAACATATGGATATTGCTCTGGAATGTAAGAAAGTATTTACCAAACAATTCCCAACTGTTGCTGAAGCCCTTGAATGGGTCTAAATAAATTATCTTGAAATTATAACAATGCCAACGTACCCCGTAGTGAATACAAAAACTGGTGAACAGAAAGAAGTGGAAATGAGTATCCACGACTGGGACCAGTGGAAAAAAGATAATCCTGAATGGACCCGCGATTGGTCTGATCCCTCCACTTGTCCTTCTCCTGGAGAAGTTGGTGAGTGGAGAAATAAACTCATCAATCGCAATCCTGGATGGAATGATGTATTAGAAAAAGCCAGTAAGGCACCAGGTTCAACCGTTAAAAAACTCTAATATGGCAAGAAGAAAAAGAACAAATGATCAACCAATCGGAGTTGGTTTGACTGCAAAACAAATGAAGAGGAGAAAACCTCTCAGTGCTGAATACTTAATTGATATCGATCCTCTTACTGATAATCAAAAACGTCTATTTGAATCTTATGCTGCTGGAAAACATCTAGTTGCTTATGGATGTGCTGGAACAGGTAAGACTTTTATCTCTCTTTACAATGCCTTGCAAGACGTTCTTGATGAGTCAACTCCTTATGAAAGAATCTATCTTGTTCGTTCACTAGTCGCTACAAGAGAGATTGGTTTTCTTCCTGGATCTCATGAAGATAAGGCAGATATTTATCAGATTCCTTATAAGAATATGGTGAAGTATATGTTCCAGATGCCTTCTGATGCTGACTTTGAGATGCTTTATGGAAACTTAAAGTCTCAGGAAACGATTAAGTTCTGGAGCACTTCATTTATCAGAGGGACGACTTTAGACAACTCTATTATTATTGTAGATGAATTTTCCAATCTTAATGGGCACGAATTAGATTCAATTATTACTCGTGTAGGTGAAAATAGTAGAATTTGTTTCTGTGGTGATGCTACCCAATCTGATTTAATTAAAACAAGTGAAAGAAATGGTATTATTGATTTTATGAATATCATTAGAAAAATGCCTTCATTTGATATAATAGAATTTGGGATTAATGATATTGTCCGTTCATCTTTGGTTAAAGAATATTTGCTGGCAAAATATGAGTTGGGAATTACCCTTTGATTATATGTCTAAATAAAAGTGCTCTAACAAGGTCGCACTTTTAGAGAAGGGTAGAGAAATCTACCCTATTTTATTATAAATATTATTGCGACCTTAATTTAGAAGCAGAACTATGGAAACTTCAAAAGAGTATCATTATGTCTATTATTCCTATGAGCAGTGGGGTATGGGATATTTTGGTTCAAGAACTTGTAAATGCCTACCGGAAGAAGATGTAAAGTATTTTGGTTCTTTTTATGATAAAAACTTTAAACCAACTCAAAAGATAATCTTAAAAGGTGATTATGATACAAGAGAAGAAGCATATGTTGATGAGATTATCCTACACCAATATTATAAAGTAGTTGAAAATCCACACTTTGCTAATAGAGCATATCAAACTTCTAAAAAATTTTCTTGGAAAAGTAATAAACACTCTACACCAACTAAACAAAAAATATCTTTATCATTAAAGGGTAAAAAAAGAAGTGATATTTTTATTGAAAAATGTAAATGGCGAAAACATAGTGAAGAAACAAAAAGAAAAATGAGCGAATCTCAAAAAGGAATAAAAAATCATAATTATGGTAAAAAAGCATCTGATGATACTAGGAAAAAACTAAGTGAAGCGCATAAAGGCAAAACTGCTTGGAATAAAGGAAAATCTGTTTCTGAGGAAGTTAAAGAAAAAATAAGGCAAAAAAATAAAGGTAGAAAGCAAACCGAAGAACATAAATTGAAAAAAGCAGAAAGTCTTTCCAAACACTTTACATTGCAGTCTCCTTGTGGTAAAATAATAAGTGGAAAAAATATTTCTAAATTTTGTGCAGATAATAATTTAAATAAATCTCACATTTTTAGTGTATTATCTGGAAAAAGAAAACATCATAAAGGGTGGACAACTCCTATAAACAATGATTTTTGAACATATAGATATAAATCTTCCAAAACTTGAAAGAACTACAATAGATGGAGTTCGTTATTACTTTATACCAGACGAAGAAGAACTTATCCGACTGGTCTCCATCACTTCGGTGACCAGTCATTTTAATAAAGAAATCTTTATTAACTGGCGTAAAAAAGTTGGTGAAGAAGAAGCAGAGCGTGTCACAAAAGCGGCGACAAGTCGTGGAACGGATATGCATTCTCTTGTAGAGAATTATCTTTATAATCGAGAACTCCCCCCAGTTCAACCTCTTTCAGATTTTCTCTTTAAAATCTCAAAATCAGAACTTAATCGTATAAATAATATTTACGCCCTTGAAGGGTCCCTATATAGTAAGCAACTAGGTATTGCTGGGACGGTTGATTGTATTGCCGAATATGACGGCGAGTTAGCAATAATCGACTTTAAAACTTCTAAAAAACCTAAACCACGTGAGTGGATTGAACATTATTTTGTTCAATGTATGGCATATGGTTGTATGTTGTACGAACTGACTGGTATTTCAGTCAAAAAACTTGTAATCATTATGGCTTGTGAAAATGGAGAATGCGTCGTTTATGAAGAAAGAGACAAATCAAAATACATCAAACTTCTCACAGAATACATTAGAAAGTTTGTTAGAGATAAACTGGAATTCTATGGAACCAAATAAAGAATTAGAACAGGCAATAGAAAGTAAGTTTTTAACACCTTCAAAATTTGCTCTAGAGATTGAAAAAATAGTAGCAGAAGAAAACTTCAATTATATTGATGCAATCGTTCATTACTGCGAAATCAACTCGCTTGAAGTTGAATCTGTGACAAAACTTATTTCAAAACCTTTGAAAGAGAGATTAAAGTGGGATGCAACCCGTCTCAACTTTATGAAAAAAACTTCGAGAGCAAGATTGCCTTTATGATCGTGACACCTTTTGAAACTTATCAACATTATTTGTCACTCAAAAATCATTTTACAAATCCAAAATACGATTTCTTTAAATATGGTGCGAAGACCCGTGCCAGTATAACGTCTTTCAACAAACGTAAAGATAAATATTGGTTTGAGAAAAGTTCAAGAAAATATAACGATAAAGAAGTTGTAGACTTTTTAGTATCAAACTTTGTATCCGCAGACAACCCACAGAACTTATGGATTGGAGAAATTATAAATTCTGGAGAAAGGACCTACGCAGATTGGATGCGGAGACAGCAGAGTTTAACTTACTTGTTCAAAGAACAATCAACGGAATTGTTCTCAGAGAACGAATTAGAAACTGCGTTCAACTGTTCCAAAGGACACCCAATAGTTCTCAAAAGGTTTCTAAGCGGGAAATTATCGCCAGAAACATTCGTAATTTACGACAAAATATTTTCAATCGTCAAAGATTTTGATAAGAAACTTCTAGACCCAGTGTGGGAAACCGTCAGTTTAAAAATTAAGAAGTATAATCCGTTTCTAAATATTGACGTATTCCAGTTTAAAAAGATTTTACGGGAAATTATAAATGAGTAGCTTTTTCGACTCTGATATTATTCAAGAAGAACTGAAAGAAATTAATAAGTTGCAAGAGGAGATATACGGAAGTATTCTCACTTTTGGTATGATGGACCGTGAAACAAAACTGGAACACATTGAAAAACTACAAGTGCTCCTTGAAAAGCAGCGTGTAATGTATACACGTTTGTCTCTTTCAGATGACCCAGAAGCGGTTGAGATGAAAGAGAATCTTCGTAAGTCAGTCGCCCTGATGGGATTCCCACCAGAAACTGATATGAGTATCTTGTTCAGCAGTATGGACAAAACAATCGAATCTCTCAAGCAATACGTTGACCGCTGAGAGCATCTTTGCTATAATATCTAAGTAAATCCCCCGAATCCAAACTATCCGAGGTAATCCAAATGTCTTTTGCTGACCTTAAGAAGCAATCTAAATTGGGCTCTCTGACCGCCAAACTGGTCAAAGAAGTTGAAAAAATGAATACTGGTAGCGGTTCTAGTGATGACCGTGTATGGAAACTGGATGTAGATAAGAGCGGCAATGGTTATGCCGTGATCCGTTTCCTCCCTGCTCCGAACGGTGAGGACCTTCCGTTCGTGAAACTCTACAGTCACGCATTTCAAGGTCCTGGTGGTTGGTACATTGAGAACTCTCTGACTACTCTGGGTCAGAAGGATCCTGTGTCGGAACTGAACTCCGAACTGTGGAATAATGGCACTGATGCTGGTAAGGAACTGGCACGTAAGCAGAAGCGTAAACTGACTTATGTTTCGAACATCTATGTTGTGAAGGATCCTGCCAACCCTGCCAACGAAGGTAAAGTCTTCCTGTTCAAGTATGGTAAGAAAATCTTCGACAAACTGACTGCAGCAATGCAACCTGAGTTTGAAGATGAGGAAGCGATTGATCCGTTTGACTTTTGGCAAGGTGCTAATTTCAAACTGAAGGCAAAGAATGTCGCTGGTTATCGCAACTATGATTCTAGTGAGTTTGCTGCCTCTGCCCCTCTTCTGGACGATGATGACGCAATGGAAGCAGTCTGGAAGAAGCAGTATTCCCTTGCTGAAATTGTTGCTGCTGATCAGTTCAAGACCTATGATGAACTGAAGAAGCGTCTTGACTATGTGCTTGGCACCAAAGGCACTCCTCGCTATCAAGACCCTGAAGATCTGGATGAGGATAACACCCGTGGTCCTGTGAAGGAACTGGATGATGATCTTCGCAGTGAACTCAATAATCTTCAACCGACCCGCCGTGCTGCTGCGGTTGAGGAAGACGAGGATGACGATGCCCTGTCCTACTTTGCCCGTCTTGCCGAAGAGTGAAGTCTGATTACACCATTGATCGTGTAAGTAAGTCCGAAGCCGCAGAATTGCTTCTGCGGTTTCATTATCTTAAGGACTTTTCGAAAACTTTTAAATCTGGGTATAATTATGGTCTTTATAAGACTAATGACTTTTGCCCATTAAATATCGGCGGTATTCGGGGAGTCTGTATTTTTACTGGACTCCCTGTACCTGAAATTGCTAAAGGAGCATTTGGATTAGAACGAAATGAACAACAAGGACTCTTTGAACTCTCAAGACTTTGCATCGAACCTAACACGCAGTCATGCGAATATAACATCACTTCTTGGTTTGTGTCACGAGCGATTAGACAACTTCGGAAAGATACTGAAGTTAAAGCAATCATTTCTTATGCTGATTCAGATTACCATTCTGGTACAATTTATCGTGCTTGTAATTTTAAATATGCAGGTCTCACAGACCCTAAAAAAGATTTCTATTATTCAGACGGAACTAAACACTCTCGTGGAAAAATAAAAGGTGCTGAAGGAGAATGGAAAGACCGCTCCCGCAAGCACCGATATGTGATGATTTTTGATAAGAATCTAGAACTCTTATGGCGCTAATGCACTAGTGTTTTCTGTTTTAATCAGTTTATCATTTACATATTGTGATGATTTGTCATAGGTCATTGCCTTTCTTGTATCATTCAACACTTGCTGTAAATAAATTGGTTTGAGGACGTATATTCCTCTTTTTTCATTATTTTTAAGAACTTCATACTCATAGTTAGAAACCCCAATAACTGGATTTGCAATGTTAACGATATTTGTTCCTAAAGTTGACTCATTTGTATAAAGTTTTCCACCATCGTAGTATGAAATTTTAAAGTCCGCGTCTACGATTCTTCCTGCGGGAAGAATTAAACGATTTTGAGAATCTTTGACTTCTGTTGTTTCATAATGGTGTACTGCATTGATTTTATCTCCATAAACTTCTTCGGAGTAATCATAAACTTGTTTGTCAGAAAGTGGCCACTGATCTCTAATTCTAGTAATACCTGCGGATACTAGAACTACCCAATCATATTGAACACTTCCATAAAGTTCTTCTGCAACAAGTTCTGGTCTAGAACCATCTGGAATTTGATATTTGTCAAAAACAGTAAATACATTTTGCAAATCATCACGAAGTTTAACTTTACGGAAAAGATTTTTAGCTACGAGATATTGATCAGATGATCTTACATCCGATAAGAATGATTGATACTCTATATTTGGAAGTTCTCTAAAGTAAGTCATTAGTATCCAACTCCATCTGTTTTATCGTAGTCTGTATCATAAATTGGAGTAAGTTCTTGGAATGATAATCCTAATTGCATATGAACTGGTGTTCCATCAGCATATGTTGCATAGGTATTAGATCCATTAAATGTAAAACTTAAATCTGTAAGAGCACAAATTTTAAATCTGTTTAAATATGGGTGAGCTTTTGCACCACTCATATATTCAATCTTAAAAACATTTGGTGCCTTTAAAAATAAACCTGCAGCAGCTCCACTACTTGCTCCTTTCTTTGCAGACATTTGTTTTTTAAAGAAACGAACTATTTTTTTAATTTGTTCTCCTTCTTGTTGAGATCTTGGTGTCATTTCAAATGCAAATTGGAATGCTCCACGCATTTTTACACCTCTAAACAAGAGTTCGGTGTTTTCATTAAAAACAGCACCCGTTCGTCTTGCTAAAAGATTTGCACCTTGGTCTTGCCCCAATACTTGTTGTATAGCTTTAGATATAAAAGCAGTTTGAACTGCTTTTTGCCCTATTCCAGTTTGTGCAGCATTTGCAAGATTATTTAATTGTGTGACAGCTTCTGCAAGTCCTTGAGCTGGACTTCCTGCAACAGTTGCTTCACCAATTTGTGCGAGTCCTGCAGCAAGAGGACCAAAATTACTCGCTTCCCAATTCGTGCTATTGACAGTTGGTGGAAGATTATCTGGAATTGGTAGTATGATAGTTCCTTGTATTGATTGTGGATTTATAGAGCTATAGGTATCGTCTGAGCTTGGCAAATTAAAATTACCATCTGTGCCAAAATTATCATTAATTCCAGGCGCTTGATATTTTACACAAGTTATTTTCAAATAATCTTGATTATCAAGTAGCATTTTTAACGGATATCTTAGCGTATCTGCCATTTACGTTTTTTAATTATTTAGTTCTAATATTCCCAAAAGGCAATCTTCTTAGATCTTCAATTTCATTTTTATAAACTTCATACATTCCTCCCGCTACTTCATCCCAAGTATATTGTCTAACCTCTCCCCAATGATAATTTAAACCTTTAAATCCCCACTTATAAACGTCTGTTACTGCTACAAGGGGATTTTGATCATATCTCATATTTGGAGTTTTGGCATTATAAACAAAAATATAAAACTTACCAGCGACTGGGGGGGATTTGGTTTCTGGGATAATATTCATCAATTCAATCATTAGATCATCGGCACTTTCTATTCCAATTAAATTCTTTACGAGATTGGAAATACGATTATAATCTTTACTTCTTTGTTGGAGTGTCTTTCTTGGCATTATTTGATACCGAGTTCGTTTTCTGTGATGACTTTAAACTCATATCCACGATCAGCGCACCATTCTCTTGCTGCTTCCCATTTTGATTGATTTTTGGCATATTCATAAACTTCACTAATATATTTTTTTGTCTGTCTTTGAGGTTTTGTTGGAGGAACTGTTTGTCTTTGTGGTTTAATTTCAATTAGATATTTTTTAATTGAACCAGTCGCTTCTTGAACTTTGATGTAAAAGTCAGGAAAATATCTATGTGCTTTGCCATCAATGGGTGATTTATACCAAACAAATACTTCTTCACTCCCCCATTCTAATATTCTTTCATTTGTATCACAATAGACCATAAATCTACGTTCCCAAAGTGATCTATAAATGATATTTGTTGGATCTCCTTTATACTTTTTTGGGTATGATGGTTTATATTTTCCTTTATAAGACATCTAAATACTTATACTATAAGACTCATATAAGGTATTTAGAGTGGCAA